GACCGATTCATATACGTTCTTAAAAGGTTCTTCTACTAGTCTAGTAAAAGAAGCAACTTTGTACAATGCCCCTTTTAGATAGTCTGTATAGTCCACTACTCCATCAATAAGGTCAGGCCACCAAGAGTTACCTACAACTCTGTCGTAAACCCAGAAGAAAGCCTCGTCAACACCTCTAACAAAAGAGTTAACAGAGTCTAACGCAAAATCAAAAGCATTATTAGCTAAACTGTTTACATCTTCTACTAGATCGTTCAGAAATTCTCCGGTATCAAAAGCAGCAATAGCAGCACCCATTTCTCTAGCTGCAGGAGCAGCTGCAGTTAAAGCTGCGGACATACTAAGTAATTTATTAGCAAAAGGTGTTACTGCGCCAGTACCTGCAATAAGCTCTCTTGTTACTAGAGCGATAGACGCGCCTAATTGCTCGAATCCTTGCCCTACTGTAGCGTCTACAGCGCCGAACTCTTCGTCAATTACATCTTTCTGACTCTTAAACGCATTTACAACTACTTCTGAAGTAATCTTGCCTTGCTCAGCCATCTTTCGGAGTTCACCGATGCCTACGCCGAGTTCTGCTGCAATAGCCGCTGCTACTCTAGGGGTCTGCTCCATTACAGAGTTGAGTTCTTGTCCTCGCAGAGCACCTGCGGCTAAGCCCTGACCTAACTGAACAATAGCTGCTTCAGCTGATTGAGAAGAAGATCCAGAGATTGTAATAGCCTTCTGGATTGTTTCTGTTACTTGAAGAATCTCTTCATTGCTAACGCCAAGACTCTTTGTTGTTCTTCCTAGTCTGTTATATAGGTCTGCAACACCTGCAAGAGATCCTCTCGCTTTAAGAGATATCTGTTGGAGCTCTGCAAAAGTAGTTACCATCTCTTGTGTTCTTCCAGTCACAAGAGCAATTCTATTTTCAATGAGAGTAAAGTTATCTACTACTCCCGCAAGCTGTTTAACAGCAAAGACACCAGCAAAAGCACCAGCTGCAATCTTAGCAGCCTTAGCCATTCCGTTAAAGCTTTTAGCGGCGCGGCTTACTTCTGTATCAACGCCACCTACTGATCGCTCAAGCCTTTGGATGTCTTTTTGGGCTTGTTTCGAATTTGACTTAAATTCTAATCTAATGGCCATAGTTAATCCTTATCTGTCTCAGTGCCTACATTTATAGTTTCAAATAACACGCCATCTATATTATAGTTACTACTAAGGATTACCCCCTCAATAAACCTAGCTGGTGCTTGTCTAGAGGAGCCTTGGTTAAGATTTTCAATATAAGGTGTACCGTTGGTGAGGTATAGTGTTTCTATTTTTTGGTCACTAACTGGAGGCAGAGTGCTTATAGCAGCAGCCCCTGTCTTAGCGTCTTTAAAGCTATTTTTTGTTGTAGACAGATTCCAAGAATTTCTTGCTCTACCAGTATCAATAGGAGTAGACATCTTAAGCTTTACTAAAGTGTCTAGAGCTTGTATACGAGCTAACTCGTTTATAACTTGAGTAGTTTCTGCGTCAAGCTTATCAAACTCTTCTTTAACACCTCGTAATTTAATGTTAATAGCCATATTAAACTCCTACATCAATATCCCAGTTAGTATCATTTATTATCTTTGTAAAGAAAGGAGAGTTAACAAGTCTTTCTGCATCGCCGTCAGTAGACTCATTTCTTGCTTCTTCCTTTTCCTTTTCTATTACGTACAGTGAGTTAAATAACTCGTGAGGTTTAGCTTTAACACCTTGTGCTGCAAGGCCGTAGCAGGCTCTATGGTCATCCCGCCAACCTATAGGTCTTCTTTGGAAATACTCTACCCAATCCATTACTTCTCGGTAAGACCAAGACTTAATCTCAGGAACTCGCCTCCCTAGATAGAAGGCAAGCTCATGGATTTGTAAGTCAGTAGCACTAAGGCGTTTTACTCTTTTCCCTCATCACTATCTGTAGCCCTTAGCCCGTTAAACTCAAGCACAGCTTCATTGAGCTCTTTAAGAGCTACAGGAGAAAAACGATCAAGTTGTTCATCTTTAAGCTCTTTCATCTCAAGAATACCGGCTCTAAGAATAGCACCAATGGCTTTCTTATTGCTCTCAAGGGCGCTAACATCTTCGATGTCTTGTGCTAGTGCAGAAAACTCAGCTACATCGCCATATGATAATTCAATCAAAGTTAGCTTTTGACCACGATAGTCAAAATCTTTTGTGTTTGCTGTTTCTTCTAAAAACTTATTAATATCCATAGCCATGATTATACTTCCTCATTGTTATTTGTGGTATTAAAGATTTGACTATTATGCGCTTCAAAGTCATCAATAACTTTGCGTATAGCGTGAAGTGAATGTAGAGTGTTAAGCACCTCTACCCACTTGTCTGATTTCTCTTCGAACTCTTCAAGCCTTGAAGAAGTCTTGTAGAAACTCGTGTCAATTGCTTTTCTCATCTTATTTACAGTTACTTTCATCACATAAGGCTGATCGAAAGGTGCGTTAATTTCTTCTGACATAGTTTCACCTGTATAGGTTAAATAAAGAATAAGGGCCTCCCGAAGGAGACCCCTGTGTTAATTACTGTGCGTAAGTATCTCCTGCAGCATTCCAAGCGTACGGACCTACCATCTCGCCGTCAATTGTCAGAGTGACATTCAACTGATTAGAGTCAGTTAGGTTTGGTACGATCTCGAAAGATGCTACTTTACCGAAGAAGAAGAAGTCAGAAGCTTCTGTTACGTTACCATCAAGATCAAGTGAAGGTACGTTAACTCCGGTGTCAGTTACGTCTTGCTTAGCGTTAGCTAGGCGTACACGGAACAAATACTGCTCGCCACCTTGCCGCATAGCGTCAATGAACGAGTGCTCAGTAGGTACGTAGTTAAACGTAAAGTCCATAGAAGGAGCATCAGACTGGCCAGCGATCTGTGAAGATACTGCCTGTCCATACTGAGGTACGTTTACGATATTCGCGGGAATACCGAGGTTAGGGAACTCACGGATACGACCGAAGTTAACTGCGTCAGCTCCGGCTGTCCAAGGATTACCGACAGTCTCGAACATTTCGATCCACTCTACAGGGGTATCGCCCTTATAGACTGTTCCCGCAGTGGATCCAGTACCGTCCTCTACAGGAGAGTTCAGGAAGGTGAGAGAGGTATACATCCCTGCACCTATAGATGAAATATGTGGCATTTGTTGCCTCCTAAGTTATTAGTATGAGTTAAACTGTAGGCTGTAGTCAGCCCTGAATAAACTTGTGTCGTCCTTATCGATACCCTTTACACTAAGGGTCCCGTCAGAAAGTTGTGTATCTTTAGAATACTGATTCTCCAGAAGATCAGATAGTTTATCTGCTATCTCGTAAGTTCTTAAAGCGCCTTGGTTAGACCTAGTATAGATCTGAACAATAATTAGACCACGCTTATAAGTTGGCTTGCTGTACTCCTCCGTAGGAGGTGATGAAGGTAGTATCTCATAAATAACAAATTCATCAGGTGTAGTAGCAGGCCAAAAGTTAGCGGGGTAGGCGTTAACACCAAACCCCTGCCAAGAACTAGAAGCGAATACACTATCTACAGAGGATAAAAGACTTGTGTAGTTAGCCATAAATCCCCCTTATCTTGCAGATACAGTAAACTTCACTGTATAGCCGTCATCTACGTAATGTGTAATACGGTGGTCTACACCGTTAACACAAATACTGTCAAACTTAGTATAGTCAGATGGAATGTCTTTCCTCTTGACAACAGCTTGAACAATATCAGGAACTATAGATACTCCTGCTGAAGTCAAGTCTTTGTCATTAGCTACTATAAGGAATCCGTATAGTGGTTTAGACACTACTTCCTTAGTAATAACTTTAGAGGTTGCTGGATCATACTCAGATTGAGCTTCAGACTTAAAGATCATTTGAGTCTTAAGATCACCTGTTACGTTCCATGCAAGGTCTACTGCATTTTCTACTAAAGCTTTTAAAGACATTACCAAGCCCTCCATGGAGAGTTACCCGAGAACTCAGCAAGATTGCCTAAGGCCTTTCTTACTAAGTGAGGTAAACGACTTGGATTCTGAATACCAGTCAGTTTGATTGATGATACACTTACGTTATCTACTGTAGTAGTAGAGTTTAATACACCGGGATTACCAATAAGGTGCATCGCCATCTCAAAAGTTGCCTTTTGCAGTCTGGTGGGCCGCTCTGGGTCCTTAAAATAAACAACATCATTATATCTGTCGTCAAAGTAAGAACCTTCGCGGGGCCATGCAAGAGGCTGAGAGGTGGACACGGCGACACCGACATACGATACAACATCATCCAGATAGCCAGTAGCTGTAGTTAGATACTCTTCTTTATCGTTATTGTTAAGAAGGTGCCAACTGTCGCTGTCTGATCGATCAATAAAGTATGCGTTAGCTTCATCCAAGGTGACATAGCTATTTACGTTTAGTTTGATAGCCATTACCCACCTCTTCTTTTATTAAGCGTGCAGGATAGGAAGAATGCCCAAGTTCAGGTAGCCAGCTTCGCTTCGCTCCCAAGAGTCAGCTTGGTCGTAACCGCCTGCTCCAGAAGTTTGAACGAATTGTACTTCTGAACCATCCCAAGAGTAACCCATAGGATGACATACGTAGCCCCAACGATACCAGATGTCAGTGGTACCAGAACCACCGTGACGGGCAGCTGCTCGGTCCATTTCAACAGGCATCGGAACAGCCAATGACTTCATAGTAAGCGCTGAAGGCTTGCAGATGAAGGTAGTCTTAGCAGACTGGTCATTAACGTTGGCAGAGCCAGACTGGTCGTTACCCGTAGCGCGAGTAAGGAGCAGGCGGAACTTACCTTGGAAGATTGTGTTGAACACAAGGTTTCCTTCGGTGATTACAGTGTCATCAACGAGGTTAGCGCCACGAAGGTCAGCCAGAGTCTCGGGAGACGTGATCATGTAGTAGAAGGGTGCTTCGTAGTCTTTCCAAGCCATTCCCATAGCTTTGAAGAGACGCTCACCACGCATTGCGCCTACTTTGCTCTGGTCGATAAGACGTCGCTCATCGCTAGCGCTAGTAGCAGCAGGGCCGAATTCGCCAGCAGCGTTAACGTCTACGTAGAAGCCAGTGTTAGGATCATCGCAGTCAGTGTTGAAAGCAACGATACCACCACCACGGCTAACTTCGTAAGCAGCTACGCCATTGAGGGACTCGAGTACAGAGTTGTGCTCATCTTGAGCCTTAGTCTCACCAAAATCACGAGCGATTTTAGCAAGGCCATCTTCTTGAGAGATGACTTTCTGTACGTTAACTTCTTTTGCACCATGAGTACGGACTGTCTTAGCGTACTTATAGAATGCGGTATCAACTTCAGTGTAGCTGCCGTCAGTGGCATCAGTAACACTAGGTACGTTGATGTTTGCCATTAAAGGCTTGTACCAGCGAGCCTGACCAATGTAGTCTTCAATGCTGGTGTTAATTTCAGCGTCAGCGCCTACGATAGCTGTACCAGACAGCTTCTTAGCGTTGGTGTACATCTCGTGAGAGTAGTCGTTTACATAACGCTGAACCTTGAACTTCATTTCTGAACCGGCTACACCGGAAGTAAAGTCTGAAAGTGCCATTTATTAATCTCCTTAAAGATTTTTATTTAATTAGAATCCTAATTCATTTACAGGACCTTGGTTTTCCTTCAAGTAGTCTTCAAAGGACATCTCCGTGATGGGCTTATTAGACTTGTGTTGAGTTCCACCTTCGGCTGCTCCTAGCTGCATAGCAGAAGCTCCTGTAGACTGTTTGGGTTTAAATAGAAAAGCGTTTTCTTCGTCTTTTGCGAAGGATTGAACAAATTCACTTAACGGTGCTCCAGTAGCATGTACCCACATACCTTCGGCGTCTTGCTTAAGCTGTCCAACAATTTGCGACTTAGCCATTTCTTTTGCCGTAGCATTTCGAAATTGCTGTTCGCTAAGAAGCTTCTCAACTTGATGATCACGAGTTAAGCTAGTGTTTACACCCGTAAGGGCTTCTACACGGGCTAGAGCCTCGTCAAGCTTCATTTGGAGGGCTTCTGAAGTTTTACCCTCAGCTTCGAGCTTCTCGAGTTTAGCAGCTTTAGCTGATTCCTCAAGCTCTACAGCCTTCCTCATTGCATCATCACGTTGCTTAGACATCTTATTCATGTTTTCTTTCATCTGAGCTAGCTGCTCGGCAACCATGCTCTCCATCATCTTCTTAGCTTCAGGTGATGAAAGATCAAGCTCTGGCGTTGTTGTCGCCTCAGTTTCCATAGTGGACTCCATTTCTACTTCAGTAGTTTCATTAGTTTCATTGCTCATGTTATTTCTCCTTGGTCACAGACCACTTAAGTTTTGTTGTCACAGACATTAGACGTATTCCCATGAATAGCCTTGGTGTGTATTTCTTTTACCTCGGCATACTGCCGAGATTTTAGAGTGGCTCCCACTAACTGCCTTAGCAGCAGCAGTAAGAGAAGGGAACTTAACCCCGTCACTTCTTAGTACCTCTCTTGACACTGGGCTTTTACTACCAGTTCGACCATACATATGGTTATCCTTTCCTAACTGACTTTTGCTAACTGTTTTGGAATGTGCTTTCTTTGCTGCGGAGTAACCCGCAGAACTTTTATAGCGTTTCCCATAACGATCTACATCTGCCATCATTCGAAAAGCATAAGACATTTCTTTGGTTCCAAGCCACTTGTAAAGTAGCCAGTGTGCAATAAAGTGCTCTCTTGCTGTTAGATAAACGATATTACTCGCATCATCTGAACCCCCTTGGGATTTAGGAATAATGTGATGCCCTTCGTAGTATCCTTCAGTTGGTTTTAAGCCCCTACCACGCTTAACAATTAACAAATCGTAGTGCTTTTGGTAGTTCATAAAAACTCCTTATTTTTCTTAAGGTTAAGGCCCCACGCCGTACCAAGATTCCCCAATGGGAATCGGCGCGAGGATATCTTTAGCTGTTAAGCCATCCTCTACTATCAATCCATCTTCTATAGCTTTCTTAAGTAATCTATCGTAAGATTCCTTAGAGAGACCTTCCTTGCGCATGGCTTGAAGTGTCTTAAGAATGGTGTCAGATTCTACCGCATCAGCGTATAGATGTCTTAAAGCATTCTTAGCCTTCGTTGCTTCTCCGACATTGACGAAGAAAGCATCATGGATTGTTGCAGTGCTTACATTGTTCTCTCGTCCCCACAAGTGAAACCTTCGAACAATTGCTGCATCATTTGAGTGGTTACCGTTTACACCGTAACCTGTTCTAGCATCAATGATGCTTGACTTTCCCTTAAACTTACCGTCAGTCACACTATCTTTGTAGACATTGTAAACTTTACGACCAGTTACAGGGTCAGTGAACTCTATGCGCTCCTCCAATACGGGACGGTAGCGTTGATAGAGCGTTTTGCCATCGAAAGTAACCCAAGGAATATCGACTTTCCCGGTGTCTTCGATGTATTCTTTTGCTGCCCCTTTCCAAAATCCAATAAACTTATCAGTTACAGGTGCTCTCCGACTCATGTGGTCAGACATGATATCAGAGATCAACTTAAACTCATTAGGTCCAATTAGCTTAGAACGGCCAGCTGTTAGTTTCTCTACAAACTCTTCTACGTCAGGATGAACATCCTTAGACATGTGAAGCATTCGTGTTCCTATAGGAGCTTCTTTCAGTACAACTGCATTGATCTCATCTTTAAGATCTTGAAGCTCTCTTATTACTTCTGTAGCGTTTATTCTTTCAGCGTCTTTGATATGATTATCAATAGACTTGTTTATATCGTTAAGAACAAGAGCACCTTTAGGAGTACTG